TTCATGATGTGCAATAGTGCATTGACAACTATATTTGCGTGGTTATACGTGTTAAGGGGTTATGAAGAAGAATAATTTGACTACAAAACAGAAAGACCTTGTTGATACATACGTAACGACTGGCAAGACCATAAAGGAATGTGCTGAAATAGTAGGATATGCAACGGGTGAGAGTGGTAGAGTAGTAGCTAGTAGAACGTTACGATTGCCTCATGTACAGAGGTATATGATGGAAAGAGTGGCTAACACAGTAGGACTAGGTGCAGTAAGTGCTTCACGTAAGCTAGTAGAGTTAAGTAGTGATGCAAAGAGTGAGTATGTACAACTAGAAGCGTCCCGTGATTTACTAGACAGAGCTGGTATAAGAGCGCCCGACAGAGTACAACACGACATAACGGGTGATATAAAAATAAATATTGACCTCACGTAATAATCTCGTCTACAAAGAGGGGTGGGGGGGGAAAAGAGTGTGTCGTGTATATATATATATATCCCTTACTCTTGTTAGAGCTTAAAAAAAGCACGTTAAAAAAAAGATAAGTTTGCTGTTCACGATAGTATGTGCGTTCTCAAAATATTTTTATATGGTAATAAGTATTCATGACTGCTGCTTGGACAAGAAAAGAAGGTAAGAATCCCAAAGGTGGACTTAATGCTAAAGGCAGAGCTAGTTATAACAAAGCTACTGGGGGTAATCTTAAAGCTCCTTCAAAAGTTAAAGGCAATCCAAGAAGAAAGTCTTTCTGTGCTAGAATGAAAGGCATGAGGAAAAGACAGAAGCCAAGTAATAATACGGGAAAAGACAGACTATCTAAATCTCTCAGAGCATGGAATTGTTAATGTGAGTACCCAATATATTTTTTTATCTTTACAGTGATTTCCTTCACTTTAAAACAAATGGATAAAAGAATGACAAAATTAGAGGAAGAAATTAAAGATGTACGTAAACAAAATAAACAATTATTAGAAACCCTTGAAAGACATATTAACGAAAAAGCAGACCTCCGAAAAGAAATATACAAGAAATATGCTAATTCTAGCAACCCTACCTTTAAAGAAGGAACAGATTGATGGAAAGGGACTACAAAAAAGAATATAAGAAGTTTCAATCATCAAAGAAGATGAAAGCTTATAGGGGAAAATTAGTTAAATATAACAGAGATAAGGGGACATATGGGAATGGAGATGGTAAAGATGCTTCTCATAGCAAAGGAAAAATAATGGGATTCAAATCAGCTAGTTCAAATAGAGGAGCTACAGAAAAAAGCCGAAGAAAAGGATCAAAAAGAGCATTTGCAGTAAGGAGATCATGAGTTATTTACAAACCATATCGTTACATGATAGGAAACGATTGAGAGATATAGTGAAAAAAGTACACCTGAAAAACTACCCCAATGAATTTATTAATAATTATGAAGCTGATAAACTCATTGAAAGCTTTGCTCCTACAGTTGTAGAGAAAATGCTTAAACAATTTGTTGATTCAGGTAAAATTGACTGAATTTAAGTATAAACCCTACGGAAATATTCTGAAACAATTCATGAAGTCAGATGACTTCTTTCGTGGAATACGTGGGCCAGTTGGAAGTGGCAAGTCTGTTGCTTGTTGTGTAGAGATATTTAGGAGAGCTTTACAGCAAAAACCAAATGAGCAAGGAATAAGGCGTTCTAGGTGGGCAGTTATACGAAATACAAATCCTCAATTAAAGACAACAACAATTAAAACATGGTTAGATTGGTATGATGAAGGAACATGGGGACGATTCCATTGGTCAGTTCCTTATACACATCATATTAAGAGAGGAGATTTAGATATAGAAGTCCTATTCCTAGCACTTGATAGACCAGAAGATATGAAGAAACTGCTATCATTGGAGCTAACTGGGGTATGGGTTAATGAAGCAAGAGAAATACCTAAATCTATTATAGATGCTTGTACTATGAGAGTGGGTAGATTTCCTTCTATGCGAGAAGGTGGTGCTTCTTGGTATGGTGTTATCTGTGATACTAATGCTCCTGAAGAAGATCATTGGTGGCCTATTATGGCTGGAGATGTACCCGTACCAGATCATATAAGTAGAGATGAAGCATTGATGTTAGTTAAACCAGATAACTGGTCTTTCTATACACAAGGTGGGGGAATGAAAGAAATTAGATCAGAAACGGGTGATTTAACTGGGTATGAAGATAATGAACACGCTGAAAACAAACAGAATTTAACACCTCAATACTACAATAATATTGTTAATGGTAAAACTAAAGGATGGATTGATGTTTATGTCCTTAACAAGCTTGGAACTTTAGAAGAAGGTAAACCCGTATATCCATCTTGGAGAGCAGAAACACATTTAGCAAAAGAACCATTAATCCCAGACCCTCAATCTATTGTATATATTGGTATAGATTTTGGATTAACTCCAGCAGCAGTCTTTGGACAACGTTTAGCTACGGGTAGGTGGCAAATATTACATGAATTAGTATGTTTTGATATGGGTGCTGTTCGTTTTGCTGAAACTCTTAAACAAGATATAGCAAAATATTTTCGTAATTATGAATTAGAAATATATGGTGATCCAGCTGGAGATTTCAGGGCGCAAACAGATGAGAGAACACCATTTCAAATGCTTCGTACTGCTGGAGTAAAAGCAATTCCAGCACCAAGTAATGATGTTGCTCTTAGAATTGAAGCTGTAGAATCAACATTAAATAAAATGGCTGATGGTAAACCAGCTTTTCTTTTAGATAATAGATGCCTTAATCTTAAAAAAGGATTTAATGGTGGATATCATTATAGACGTATACAAACATCAGGACAACGATTTGATGAAAAACCAGATAAGAATAGATACTCGCACGTACATGATGCTTTACAATATTTGTTAATGGGAGCTGGTGAAGGTAGAGCTATACTTCATGGTAAGAATAAAATGAATCCTACAAAAGCAAAAACATCTTGGAATGTATTTGATAAAATTGATAAACCTAAAAGGAAATCGTGGAACGTATTCGGACTGAATGGCTAATCTTTTTTTATACACCATTTAAACCTCCGTTTTACACGAAATGGCGAAAAAAGGGGTTTACACACGTTGGTGGCTTATATTTTTGTCCCAAATTTAAGTGCTGGGTGCTTATAGAAGGTTTGTATGGACGATTACACGTGGAAATTATTGACAGTACAGAAGCTCAAAAAATTTTATCCTATGTTAAAAGATTAAAAGGAGTTGTTCTAAAAGGACAAGAATTAGATACACCAAAGTTTAGAGGAGAGTGGTGGATTAAAGAACACAGTTGTGTGAGTTACATACAACGATTAATTGGATTACGATCCTTTTGGATATTTACACCCTATCAGCTATTTTGTGCGTTGCGTAAGTATAGCTTTGAGGTTTTTGTGGACACTACAATTAAATAAAGGAACTCCTATGCCAAAAGTTGGAAAAAAAACATTTCCCTATACTCCTAAAGGAAAAGCTAAAGCTAAAAAAGAAGCAGCTAAAACTGGTAAAGCTGTAAAAGCTAAACCTAAAAGATACTAAAATGGGTGAGAAATATCAAAAATTATTAAATAGAATTAAAGAAATTAAAGGATTTGATACTTTAGATCAAGCTCAAGATTGGTATGCTGACTGGAAAGCAATTAGATCTGATCAAGGTAATTCGTTAGGAAGTCCGTCAGCTACGGAGATGAGTTATGAAGAATTATCTTCGTTAATAAAAAATAATGACTCTAAAAAGAAATCAAAAAAAGCAATTAAAGCAAAAAGAAAAGTTGTATAATGGGCATATTAAAAAGACCTAAATATCAGGAAACGGAAACTGACAAAATGATTAAACGTCAGATGGAAACAGAAGAAGAAGATCGTAAAACAAAAGAAGAAGCTCGTAAAGAACGTAAGAGAAGAATAGCTAAAGGTATGGTAGGTTCTAGGTCTATGTTTTCCAAAGCTGGTGGTAGAGGATTCTATGATGATGAAGGGAATATGTATTCATAATGGGAAATAAAGAATCAACAAATTCAAAAGCTGGAGCTGGAGATAGGTCTAATAATAAAGTAAAAAAAGGAAAAAAAGAAGTTCAAGATAAAATTGATAGAGAACGTTATGGTGCTGGAGTTGCTTATGGTTCTGGTGGCAATATGCGTTGGGGAGATAGAGTTAATAAAGTAGAAATGTTTGGTGGTAAAGCTTCTAAATATACAAATCAATATTTAGAAAGTATAGGCGAAGCTAAAAAAGGAAATCCATATTATGATCATAAAGGAAATATTACTGGATATAGTTATTTTCTTACTTCTAAAGGAAACCAAATGAAATATGGTAAATCAAATTCAGCTATGGGTAGTGGTGATAAATCAGGAATTATGACAAGCATTCCTATTTCTCAAAGAATGCACGACAGTCAAATGAAAGCACAAGCTTTAATGGTAGGTGGATTATCTTTATTAGCTGGGCCAATTGGTGGAACTATTATGAGAGCAAGTGCTGCAGATTCAGCTAGAAAAATAGGTAGTAAAGGATATCAACAATATCAAAAAAGTTTTAAAGCTAACATGAATAGAGATATGTCATCTTTTGTACAAAATAATACAAGCACAGCAAATAAAGCTATGGGCGAAACAACACAAGTAACAAGTAATAAAAAGAAAAATAAATCAACAACTAAATCAACATCTAAATTTTTTGCTGGTATGGGAATGGATGAATCATCAAACAAAAGAAAATTTTATAGTTAATGGCTTACACAGATACAGATATTAGTCCTAATGTTTCTACTGATAAAAAAGTAGATGCTATTTTAAAACGTTATAAAGAAGCTGATGCTCTTAAATCTCAATGGAAAGATAAATTTGAAGAAGCGTATGAGTATTGTTTACCTCAACGAGAATCATTTTATGATGAAGAAGCTGGACAAAAACGTACTGATAAAATATTTGATGAAACAGCAGTTGTAGGTATACAAGAATTTGCTAGTCGATTACAAGCTGGTATTGTTCCTACTTTTGCAAGATGGGCAAATTTTGAAGCTGGTGTAGAAATACCAGAACAAAGTAAAGAACAAGTTAATGCGTCATTAGATGATATTACACAATATATATTTGAAATAATCGGTAACAGTAACTTTAATTCTGAAGTACATGAATCTTTTATGGATTTAGCAGTAGGTACTGGATGTATGTTAGTAGAAGAAGGAGATGCTATTAACCCAGTTAAATTTTCAGCTATACCACTTCCACATTTAATTTTAGATAATGGGCCAAATAATAAAATAGATACTATCTTTCGTAAACGCCAATGTAAATTAGGCGAAATTAAAGTTATGTATCCTAAAGCAGAAATTCCTAATGATGTAATGGAATCAATGGATAGTAATAAAAAATGCACTTTAATTGATGGTGTTTATCAAGATTATAGCGAACCTAATGTAGAAAAATATAAACATTGTGTAATTTTATTAGATAAAAAAATAATTATATTTGAAGAAATATTTGAAGGTGTAGGTTCAAATCCATATATAACTTTTAGATGGAATAAAGCATCAGGTGAAGTTTATGGTCGAGGCCCAATCTTTAATGCTATGTCTGCAATTAAAACGTGCAATTTAACTATACAATTAATTTTAGAAAATGCACAAATGTCTATATCTGGTATCTACCAAGTAGAAGATGATGGAATAGTTAATCCAGATAACATACAGCTAGTCCCTGGCAGTCTAATTCCAATCGCACCTAATTCAAAAGGATTACAACCTATAAATGCTGCTGGAAGATTTGATGTTGCTCAATTAGTATTAGAAGATATGAGAGCTAATATAAAAAAAGCTTTATATATGGAAACATTAGGTAGACCAGAAGGTACACCTA